TGATGGTGAAGGCAGAATGGAATTATCTTTAATTACTAAAGGAGCCAAAGAAACAAAAAGATCTAGAATAGAACCTCCTGTAAAAGCATACTGTGAAAAAAATTGGATGCCTATATTAGACATGCCATTCCATTATGTTAAATGGACTTCACCTACTGAAGTAGTAAAAGTAGATCCAAAAAAAGGTACATCTAAAACAGTCAATCTTGTAGAACAAACTATAACTTTTCCTAAAGATATAAGAGGAGGCTCACAAGTAATTACCGTAGGTGATTATAGAATTGCTTTAACTCATGAAGTAGATTTATGGTTTAATGAACAAGGTAAAAAAGATGCACAATATTACCATAGATTTATAGTATGGGATAAAGATTGGAAAATAGTTGCAAAGTCAGAGGATTTCAAGTTTATGACTGCAAACATTGAGTTTTCCTGTGGTTTGGCTTTTGATGGTAATGACTTTATTATTCCATTTGGTTTTCAGGATTCCACGGCCTTTATTTTAAAATTACCCATACATACTTTTGAATCAATAACTGATTTTAATTTAGGTTTAAAAATAAAGCATGAGTCTAAAGGAGTTACACCAAGTAAATTAGAATCATTTATATTAGATCCCTATAACTCAGATAAAAACTTTGATCTTGGTGAGTTTTATTTTAATCAAGGTCACACAGCTTCAGCATTAGCATTTTATTTAAGATCTGCTGAGTATAGTAAAAATGATGATTTAACTTATGAATCATTATTAATGGTAGCTAAATGCTTATCTATACAAGGACGAAGAGGTACTACAGAAAAAGGTTTATGGTTAAATGCTGTAACTTTTGCACCACAAAGACCAGAAGCATATTTATTTTTAAGTGAATTGGCAGAAGGAAAGCAACAATATCATGAATCATATTCTTATGCTATAATGGGGCTTACTAATAAAGAAAATGCAAAAGAAATTACTCCTAATGTAGGGTATGAAAACAGTTATCAATTACAATTTCAAAAAGCTGTAACAGCATGGTGGATTGGAAGATCACAAGAATCAAGAGATGAATTTATTAAATTAGTAAATCAAGGACCGTCTCTTAGCCAGAAATATCAAAAATTAGTACAGTCTAACATTACATCTTTAGGTTCGGGACCAGATCCATTCTTAAGATATCATAAAGGCTTCTATGATCAGCTAAGACATAAGTTTCCTGGAGCAGAAACAATTGAAAAAAACTTTTCTCAGACTTATCAAGACATGTTTACTTTATCTATGCTTGATGGAAAAAGAAATGGAACATACTTTGAAATTGGGGCCGCAGATCCATTCCATGGAAGTAATACAGCTCTCTTAGAACAATTTGGATGGACAGGTACTTCATTAGAAATATTACCACATGAAGTTGAAAAATTTAAAAAACATAGAAAAAATGAAATTATTTTATGTGATGCAACTAAATTTGATTACTCCGTACTAAAAGGACATATAGATTATTTACAAGTTGATTGTGAACCGCCTTCAACTACTTATGAAATTATGACAATGATTCCTTGGGATCAGTGTTCCTTTGGAGTTATTACATATGAGCATGATTATTATACAGATGTATCAAAATCTTTTAGACAAAAGTCTAGAAACTTTTTATTAAGCAAAGGGTACCTGCTTGTTGTAAGTGATATTGCACCAAATGAAACTAGTTGTTATGAGGATTGGTATGTACATCCTAAACATATTAATAGAGAGATAATTAAGAAGATGTTATCAGCAGATGCCTCAATTAAAAATGCAGAGAAATATATGCTTGGAAAACTCTAATTTTTTTTGTATATTATGAATATGAAGTATGTTTTATATTCATTAATATTTTTCTCAACTATATCGTGCTCTTTAGAAAAAAGATTAGCTAAATATTGTCCTTTATGTGTACAAAAAGATAGTACTGAAACAATTATACAATATAAAGACACAACAATAACAATACCTGGAGAAACACTTTATATACAAGATACTTTGTATTGTGACTCTTTAGGTAATGTACTTTCTAAACTTAACGGAGTGCTCAGAGATAAAGATGGAAAAATCCTAAAGCTGCAAACCAAACTCCAAAATAACGTATATACTTCTAAAGCTAACCTAGAACCAATAATCAAAGTAATTAAAGGTAATGATATATATCACACTAAAGTGGTCACTAAAACATTGAAGCCAGAAAGAATTAAATATATACCTACTTGGGTGATCTTTCTAGCATATGTAGGTGGCATCATCTTATTGATCTTGTTGGTCTATATTTTATTTAAACTGATTTCAAGTAGATTGCCATGAAAACTAAAATAACTCTCCTCATCTTGTCTATATTTTCTTTCTTTGCTCCAATAGAATTGTGTTCTATTTTATTAATGGTTATTATCTTTATAGATACCATTGTTAAACTGGTATCTCTTAAAAAAATTGCATGTGTAGAAAATAAAAGATACATGCAAGTATTTAAATCAAAAATATTAAGAAAAGGGTATATATTTAAAGCTGCTGGATATTACATTCTTGCAATGGCCTTATTTCCACTAGATTACTATGCACTAACTCCTTTTACTAATGGTATAATTAAAGCATTAGAGTATAGTTTTTTAATTCCTACACCGGCAATATTTACTAATATGCTTTTATGTATATTTGCTATAATAGAGTTATCATCTATTAATGAAAACTGGTTTGATATTACAGGCAATAACATGTTTAAATCTGTATTTGGGGTAGTTAAAAAAGTCAGAGGTGGTATTGAACAAGTAGGAGATACTTTTAAAAATATTAAAAACTAACACATGAACTACACTAGAGAACAAATAGAAAAAGCAGTGAAAGCTAAAGGATATGCATATTTTACAGGTCCTAAAAACTACAATGTTAATATTGTAGGCGTAAGAAACTCTGATACAGGGCAGAAAGTAACTAATCTTTTTGATGATAAAATGACTCTATCTTATGAGTTAGATGGAGTGTGGCAGTATCATGAATGGGACAACACAACTGAACCAGGTAAAAAGGGAGTAATGCAATTTCATAATGCAAATGGTGTAGCTATATTAGTGCCAGGACAGTATAGAGGTGTGTATGCTATATCTAAACATCAAGGAAAGTATGAAGCACTATGCCAAAGACTAGGTAAGGTAACTATATGGAGAGATAAAAATAAAAACATGACCTTTGATAAGGTTGAAACAGATACTGGAGTGTTTGGTATAAATATACATAAAGCAGGTTCAGTCTCAAACTTTGTAGAGAATTGGTCAGAAGGGTGTCAGGTATTTAAAAGATCAAAAGATTTTTATGAGTTCATGAAAATAATAAATAAAGCTAAAGATTTTTATGGCAATCGTTTTACATATACTTTATTAGAGAGTAAAGATATTAAATAATTAAACAAAAAATTATGAAATTTAGAAATGGTTGGAAATCTCATGCAAAGCAGTGGGATAAATATGCATTAAAATTAAGAATATCTAAATTAGATATTATAGCTATAGAAATAGACATATCTAGAGAGTTCTATATGCTTACATTGTTAAACTTTACAATTAAAAACAGGTAACTATGATACATTCTAAGAATCAAATGATCCGTTCTATGAAAAGTTATGAGGTAGGGGGCTCAACTGAAACATGTGGTCCTGGTCCTGGTTGTAACCATTCTAAAGCAGCTAGAAAAAACAAAAGACAAAAAACTTGGCGTAATGTTAAAAAAGGTGCAGGTAAAGTTGCAGGTGCTGTTTTAACTGCTGGTGCTTTAGGTGCTGGTGCTTATTATGGCAGCAAACTTTTAAAAGAGCAACGTAACGGAGGTCCTGTAAAAAGAAAGAAATAAATATTTTTATTTAATGTTTAGAAATCCAGGTAATTAATATATCTGGATTTTTTATTTTAAATTTTTTTTGTTTAAACAAAAAATGTATATTTGTGTAAACTTAAAAAGTATAAAATGGAAAATAATAACCAACAAGAAGAAATGGAGCAATTAACTCCTGAAGAATTAGCTGCAAGAAAAGAAGAAATGAAATCTTTTTTTGATGAATCAATTCCTTATTTAAAATCACAACTTGAATATGAGACAATGCTTTCTCAGATTTCAGAACATAAGTTTAAAAGGTTCCAATGGGATACTCAATTAGCTATGGCCATGCATCAAATGCAAAATCCTGAAGAATACAATATAGATACCCCTGAAGAAGATAATGATTCCTCTGTGGAAAAAAGAAAACTTAGAAAAAACTAATTATGGCTTTAGTCAATCAAGTTCAAAAAAAGGTTAAGATGCCTAAGTGGGATGTTGTAAAATTCCAAATACTTACTCATTGTTATATTAACAAGATTGCTATGAGTGATTCTGACTTAAACTGCTTGACACTATTAAGTTTTAATCAACCAATAGAACTTACTCATTTTTGTTATGATGCTTCTTCTGAAGAAGAGGGGATTTTTAAGTCACCTCAAACTGTTAGAAATTGCATTAATAAAGCTGAAAAAAATAATTTGGTAATTAAAGGAGACACTAATAAAAAAATAATTTTCCTTAATCCTGATTTAAAAATTCAAACAGAAGGGGTGATTCTATTAGATTATAAATTTTTAGGACATGACTCCAAAGAAAGCAAATAAACTATATAGTGAAGTAGCAGAAGAATTAGAACTATCTATAGATTTAGTAGAAGAAGCTGTAAGCTTTTACTATACTAATCTTAGACAAATGTTGAGTAACTTAACAGACCCAAGAATAAACGTAGAAGGTTTAGGTCATTTTGTAGCTAAAACTAAAATGGTTAAGAATGCAATTCCAAGATATGCTAAATCTTTAGAAAATCATGATACTTCAACATTTGCAGCTTATTTTAATAAAAAAGGTTTTGAAACAAAACTTGAAAAACTTATTAAACTTGAGAAAAAAATTATAAAGCATGAAAATAAAAAAGAAGCTTTTAAAAAATTAAAATATGAGAACAACACTTAAAAATATTTGGGAAAACAGAATTAAAATTTTTGAGGGTGTAAAGAATTCTGTTATTAAAAATAAACTTGTAGAAGAGGTTTCAGAATTAAGAATGTCTATTTGCAACACATGCCCTAGTAAAGGAAAAAAATGTGCAGTAAAAGGAACAGCTCCTTGTTGTAATGAATGTGGTTGTTCTTTAGGTTTTAAAACAAGGTCTTTATCTTCTGATTGTCCTTTAGGTAAATGGGATGCTTTTATCACAGAAGAAGAAGAAGATAAACTAGATGAATTAAAATGATTGATACAGCGTCTGTTTTAAATTTTACAAATATACCTAGTAGTCAGGAAGTAAATGCTTTAAATAAAACTTCAGATCATTACATATATCAGTTAGCCGTTAAGAATACATTAAGCCATGTTGTTTGGTTAATGCAAATAAATCAAATTACAGAAGATATTGGTAAGAATTTAATAAACATGATTAATTCAAATGATCATGATAACTTTTATATTGCTATTTTAGCAATAGAACAAATTATAAACAAATGAGTGTAAAATTTAATGCTGCGGATCATAGTTATAAAAGTATTGATAAAACTCAAGACATTAATTGGGTAAGCGTAACTACATTAATTTCTTATTTTAAAAAACCTTTTGATCCACAAGAAGTAGCAAAAAAAGTGTCTAAGAATAAAAGATCTAAATGGTATAGCATTTCTCCAGAAAAAATACAAGCTATTTGGAAAAAAGAAGGTGATAGAGCTACAACATTAGGAAGTTTTTATCATGATCAAAGAGAAACTGATATTTGTGCATTGGCTTCTATGGAAAGAGAAGGTGTAACCATACCTGTTATTTCACCTTTATCTCAAAAAGAAGGTGTAAGATTTGCACCTGATCAAAAACTTACTGATGGTGTTTATCCAGAACACATGGTTTATTTAAAATCTGCAGGTATTTGTGGTCAATCTGATTTAGTTGAAATAGTTAATGGCAAAGTAAATATCATAGATTATAAAACAAATAAAGAAATTAAAAAAGAATCTTTTGTAAATTGGGAGGGGCAGTCTGATAAATTGTCAGAACCTTTATCAGGATTAGATGACTGTAATTTTAATCATTATGCATTACAACTTAGTATTTATATGTATATTATTTTAAAACATAATCCTAAATTAAAACCAGGCAACATATTTATACACCACGTTGCATTTGAAGAAGAAAGTAAAGATGAGCATGGTTACCCAATTGCTAAATTAGATGATCAAGATAATCCAATTGTAAAAGAAGTAACCCCAATTGCTGTTCCTTATTTAGCAGATGAGGTAATTACAATAATACATTATTTAAGAGATAATAGAGACAAATTAAAAAAGAAATAATCATGTGGGTAGAATTCAAAGGTATAGTAAAAGACAACAGTTTAGCAGATTTAGGAATCATGAATGCTGGAGAAGAAACTGTAATAAGATTAACTTTTCATATTGATACTGTTGAAGGGTATAGAGAACTGATAAGTGATGACGGAATACTTAAAGAAGATGAAAGTGTACTGTATCTTCACAATGATAGCAGTTTTGTAGTCAAACATTCATATGATGAACTTAAAAAAATGATAAATGATAACAAGACTATTTGATGTTCAAAATGGAGTGGTTGTTCCTACTGAACACTGTTATACATTAAAAGCTTTAAAAGATATTATGGATAACTATCCAGATGATCATCTTAAGATTTATTTGTATCTTTTTTATATGACATGTCCTAACCCAGATATGAATCCTTTCTTTCACACACCAGAGATTGATAAAGAACCTATTATTCTACAAGAAATAGAAGCAGAGTTTTCCCCAGAAGACACTGATATATTTATTGCATTAGAATTTTGTAAAAGAATGTATGAAACACCAACATCCAGAGCATATAAAGGTATGGCATCTATGTTAGATAGATTAGCTAGATATATGGAAACAACACAGATTACTGCAGGAAGAGATGGAAATATTAATTCATTAGTTGCTGCTGCCAAAAACTTTGATCAAATAAGATCTTCTTTTAAAGGAGTATATAAGGATCTACAAGATGAACAATCAAGTAAAGTTAGAGGTGGTATAGGAATGGCATATGATCAATAATTATGAAAACAATTATACATGAGTGAAATCTATCAAGATATACCCTGTTGGGATAATGGTACTTGGACTACAGTTAATTTTGAATCTAGAGAAGACTTTAAAAATGATATAGAAAAGCTTTTTAAAGAACCAGGGCAGTATTATTTTGATGAAGCAAGTTTTATGTTTAATGAACAAGCTATACTTTTTGGTAAAAATAAAATATATTGTACTGCTCCATTTAAATCTAAAGACTTTATAAAGTATTGGGATGATGAAAAAACTAAATGTAGAAAAGGAGTTTACTTTATTAATAAAGATATAAAATGGTTTATTACAAGAGACTATTACATGTGGTTAAACTTTTTACCTATTTTTGATAAAGAAGAACAAAATTTTGGATTTGCTAAAGTTAGAGATGCTCAGTATCATATGGCACTTTATGAACTTCTAGCAGAGTTAAATTATCAACATGTTGCAATATTAAAGAAACGTCAAATTGCGTCTTCTTATTTTCATATATCTAAACTGCTTAATCAATTGTGGTTTGAGGCAGGGGTAACCTTAAAGATGGGGGCCAGTCTTAAAGATTATATAAATGAAAAAGGATCATGGAAATTTTTATCTGAATATGCTTCTTTTTTAAATGAGCATACTGCATGGTATAGACCAATGTCTCCAGATAAAGTTTTAATGTGGCAACAAAAAATTGAAGTAAGGAAAGGAGATAGAAAAACAGAAGTGGGTCTTAAAGGAACCATGCAAGGAATGTCTTTTGAAAAAGATCCTACAAATGGTGTAGGGGGACCTGTTAAGTATTTCTTTCATGAAGAGGCTGGGATTGCTCCTAAGATGGATCAAACATTTGGGTACATTAAACCTGCATTAAAATCAGGTTTGACTACTACAGGTATGTTTATGGCAGCTGGATCAGTGGGTGATTTATCTCAATGTGGTCCTTTGAGAGATATGATCCTTAACCCTGAAGGAAGTTCAATATATGCTGTAGAAACAAATTTACTTGATAAAAATGGTACAATAGGTAAAACAGGTTTATTTATACCAGAGCAATGGTCAATGCCACCTTGTATTGATGACTATGGTAATAGTTTGGTAGAACAAGCATTAGAACATTTAAAAGCTTATTTTGAAAAATGTAAAGTTGATATGAGTCCAGAACTTTATCAACTTGAGTTGTCACAACACCCAAGAAATATTGAAGAAGCTTTTGCTAACAGGACTGTGTCTGTTTTTCCACCTCACTTAATAGCAGCTCAACAAAAAAGGATAGAAGAAAAAGAATATGCTTATGAGTTTTTAGATATTTCAACAGATGAAAATGGCAAACCTACAGTTAAGCCTTCTAATAAACAACCTATTAAAGAATTTCCTATAACTAAAAAAACAGAAGACAAGACTGGTGTGTTAGTAGTTTGGGAAAGACCCATTAAAGATCCTACTTTTGGTCAATATTATGCTTCTATTGATCCTGTTTCTGAGGGAAAAACTACAACGTCAGAATCTTTATGTTCTATCTATGTCATGAAAGCTCCTGTAGAAGTTACTAAAGTAACAGGTATAGAAACAGAAACTTATATAGAACCAGACAAAATTGTTGCAGCATGGTGTGGAAGGTTTGATGATTTAAATAAAACACATCAAAGGTTAGAACTTATTATTGAATGGTATAATGCATGGGCTTTAATTGAAAATAATATATCCTTGTTTATACAATACATGATATCAAGAAAAAAACAAAAATATTTAGTTCCTAAAAGTCAAATTATGTTCTTAAAAGATCTTGGTGCAAATGCTAATGTTTTTCAGGAATACGGTTGGAAAAATACAGGCACCTTATTTAAACAGCATTTACTTAATTATGCTATAGAATACACTAAAGAAGAACTGGATATAGAAACAAAAACAGATGGCACCATTGTAAGAACAAAATATGGTATAGAAAGAATACCAGACCCTATGTTATTAATTGAAATGCAGGCATACGGTCCTGGAGTCAATGTAGATAGAATGGTTGCTTTTTGTGCACTTGTTGCCTTTATGAGAATACAACAGTCTAACAGAGGTTATGCTAAAAGAGTCATCATGGATGATGCGGCTAAAAGTTTGCAAAAGTCAGAAAATTTGTTTAAATTGAATAGAAGTCCGTTTAGACATATGGGAAGAAAAAAAATAGCTAATGGTCAAAAACCTAACAGATCTCCATTTAAAAATTTAAAGTAAAGGAACATGCAGATTATAAACGCAATGCAAGCAAAAGCTGGAGCAAAAACTAAAAATAATAAAATTGCTTCAATAACACAACCATTACAATTCATATCTAAAAAAGAAAAGGATGAGCAATGGGCTGCTTGGAACCTTGATTGGATTGAGTGGCAAGGATTAAAACAAATTAGTAGAAACTCTCGAAGACTAATGAAGAACTATAAACTTGCTAAAGGTATTATAGATAAATCTGATTATATAGTTGAAGAAGATAATGACTACAGAGACATTGTAGAAATCCTAACTAAAGAAGATGAATCTGCTTTAGAATTAAAGTTTTATCCCATTATTCCAAATGTCATTAATGTATTAGTTGCAGAGTTTGCTAAAAGATCAACTAAGCTTACTTATAGAGCTGTTGATGAAGGATCTTATAATGAAATGCTTGAACAAAAAAGAAATATGGTTGAAGAAACTTTACTTTCAGAAGCTCAAGTAAAAATCACAGCTGCTTTAATGGAACAAGGTTTAGATCCTGAATCAGAAGAAGCACAACAGGCAATGTCTCCAGATAACCTTAAAACACTTCCACAAATTGAACAATTCTTTAAAAAGGATTACAGATCTATGGTAGAAGAGTGGGCATCACATCAACATAAAGTAGATGTTGAAAGATTTAAAATGGATGAGTTAGAGGAAAGAGGTTTCCGTGATATGCTTATTACTGATAGAGAGTTTTGGCATTTTAGAATGATGGAAGATGATTATGAGGTAGAGTTATGGAATCCTGCAATTACTTTTTATCATAAGTCTCCAGACTCAAGATACATATCCCAATCAAATTGGGTTGGTAAGACTGATATGATGACAGCTGCTGATGTTATTGATAGATATGGATACATTATGACAGAAGAACAATTAGAAGCATTAGAAGCTGTTTATCCAATTAGATCTGCTGGGTATACAATAGGCGGTATGCAAAATGATGGTTCTTTTTATGATGGTACTAAATCACATGAATGGAATACTAACATGCCTTCTTTAGCGTATAGACAATATACTTCTGCTATGGCAGGGTCTGTTGTTAATAATGGTGACATTATTAGTGAAATATTAATGGAAGGAGAGGATTATCCAGATCAAGGTACAGCTTTCTTATTAAGGGTATCTACAGTATATTGGAAATCTCAAAGAAAAATTGGGCATCTTACAAGTGTGGCTGATAACGGAGAGGTTATTAATGAAATAGTATCTGAAGATTACAAAACTGAAAACAATCCAATTTATGATAACAGACTGTTTAAAAATAAAACTAAAGACAATCTTTTATATGGGGATCATATTGATTGGATATGGATTAATGAAACATGGGGTGGTGTAAAAATTGGACCTAATATGCCTTCTTTCTGGGGAATGGATAACCCAGGAGGATTTTCTCCTTTATACATTGGTATAGATAAAAATCATATTAGCCCTTTAAAATTTCAATTTAAAGGAGATTCAACATTATATGGTTGTAAACTTCCTGTAGAAGGAGCAGTATTTTCAGATAGAAATACTAAGTCTACAGCATTAATAGATTTAATGAAACCTTTTCAGATTGGATATAATATTGTTAACAATCAAATTGCTGACATATTGGTAGATGAGTTAGGTACTATTATTATGTTAGATCAAAACACTCTTCCTAGACATTCATTAGGTGAAGATTGGGGTAAAGGAAATTTAGCTAAAGCTTATGTAGCAATGAAAGATTTTCAGATGTTGCCTTTAGACACGTCTATAACAAACACAGAGAATGCACTAAACTTTAATCATTTTCAAAAACTTGATCTTTCTCAAACAGAAAGATTAATGTCTAGAATTAATATTGCAACTTACTTTAAACAACAGGCTTATGAAGTAATTGGGGTTAATGCTCAAAGAATGGGGCAACAGTTATCTCAAATGACAGCAACCGGTGTTGAACAAGCAGCTAACGCATCCTATGCGCAAACAGAAACATTCTTTATACAACATTGTGATTACTTAATGCCAAGAGTACATCAAATGCGGACAGATTTAGCTCAGTATTACCATTCAACAAAGCCTTCAACAAGACTTACCTATATTACAGGAGCTGATGAAAAAGTTAATTTCCAAATTAATGGTACTGATTTATTAATGAGAGATTTAAATATATTCTGTACTACAACAGCTAATCATAGAGCAGTTCTTGAACAACTCAAACAAATGGCTATACAGAATAATACAACTGGCGCAAGT